GAACTGATTGATAGCATCTTCAATCATAATATATGTTTTACCACCACCTGTTGGTACAATAACTTGACCAATATTGTTTCTCTGCATAGCATCAAAACATTTTTCCTGATGTGGTCTCAAGTTAATCATCATAATTTAATCAATAGATTCATTATACAATAAAAAAACCCCTTGTGCAAGGGGTTGTGACACTTTAAGGTTTGGTCGGTTTCGGTTGGTTTATGTATTGACCAAATCCGTTTTTCTGTTGAATTCTAACTGAGTCATACCAATCTGTCAACTGTTTTAACTTTGCTTCAAGTTTCCTAGTTTCCTCTAAACTATACATCAATGGGTCTTCTTTCCCTTTCTTTAATGCGTGTTTTAGAAGTTTGATTTCACGTTTCATTTAGTTAGTAATTCCTCCAATTTTGCTACTGGTGTTCGAGACATAAAGTCATCAAACCACTTGCGGTACCCTTGTTTTGCACCTGATTTCTGTTTCTTTGTGTATCCATCTGTTGATGCAATATACAACCAATAACAGAAAAATGGCACTCCTTCATAGTATCCATCAATTTTTCCTCTGTTAGGAATTTTGATCTGATCTACTTTTTCGTAACCTCTCTCATTCTCTCTCTTAATCCAACCTTGAGGTGTTAATGCACCTGTCTTAGTAGTTGCAATGCCTTCTTTCTCTCCGTCAGAATCTAATTGAGTTTCTGCTAGTAGTCTGATGACTCTAACAACATTATCATCAAATACACCCATCTTTAAGTGGAATAAGAATAGTGCTGTGATAAATGTCTGATCGAAGTCCTTAGAAATACCATGCTTATGTAACAGTTCATCAACTGCTGTGATAGTTGGTAGGTATTGCTGAACTGCAAGTGATGTCATTCTCCTTTTATACTCACTATTAGTAATAGTTTCATCATCACTATCTGTCCATAGTCCTCTGTCTCCGTAAACAGTAGCATTATCAAACATACAAGTGTATGATAGTGCGGTTACGAATTGACCACTTTGAAACTTTTTAGTGTATAATGTTGCATTAAGTGATCTCAAGACACCAGTAACAACCTCTGCTGCGACTTCTGCTGCTGTTGGGTTATCAAATGCCCAGTAGATACTTCTTATATCAAGTAATGACTTTCCTTTATATTTGATAGCAAGCACATTATCTGGTAACTTGTCTGACATTTGGTTTCTCCAAATGTGACCCCTTGAGTTGGCATCTATTGTCCACTCAGTACCTGCACTAAACTCTCGACCATCTTCCCATATATCGTCTTGTGTTAGTTCTGCCAACGCTACAATGAAGTGTGTAGGGAATAGTTTAGCAAGATGATCTAACACACCTTTCTTTTTAAGTCTGTTGGTTACACTCCTCTGTGTAATCCATTGTGGCAACTCTAAAAATGTTGCTCTTGAAATGAGACCAATTTCGATCTCGTCCAGTTCAATATTAGAGCAATCTCCAATATTAACTGGTAGCGAATACCATTCGCCAACCTTTAGTTGTTTCATTTAATCCTCTGTAATAGTAGGTAAGTATCATCTAAACAGACGCATTGTTCCGTTGATGACAGTATTATATATCAACTTAATACATGAGTCAATACATTATTAAGTCTTTGTGTTGCAAACGTAACATAATCTTCATCAATATCATATCCAATATATGACCATGATAAATTTTGTGATGCAACTGCTGTGCTTCCAGTTCCCATAAATGGGTCAAGAACTATTCCATTTTTGATACCAGTAAGTTTTAAACAATCCTCTACTAATTTAACTGGAAATACAGCAGGATGTTTTCCTCTAAGTTCTTTGCTGTTAATAGTTTCGTATGGTATGAACCATGCGTTACCTTTGTCTCTTAGATTTGGTTTTGGTTTATCAAGTGATTTACTATGTCTTAAGTTTGCTTCATAGTACTCATACTTGACACCAATAGATAGTCTATCAATATTGACGTTACCATCTTTAGTAAAGTGAAATAGATTCTCCCATGTAGGGCATAAGAATCTTTTACTATTAATTGGTTTAAAATGTCCACTTGTCTTATCATTGACATGAATAGATTTAACCCAATTAATATTATTTTGTAATACCCAATCGTCTCTTAATGCCATTGCAACTTCCATGCCAACATAGGGGTCAACATTTGAATAACCCATATTGACAAATAGATGTCCTTGATCTTTTAAGATACGTTTGCCTTCTTTAAATACTGTCTTTAACCAATCAAGATAATCATGTTTAGGTTTATTATCAGCATAAAGACCATATTTAATATTAAGGTTGTATGGTGGGGAAGTGATGATAGCATCTATTGAACCATCATCAAGTTCTTTCATTCCTTCTATACAATCTTTTAAATGGATTATATTCCGTTCCAAAATGTATCCACTCCATAGGTAGGTTGCATATTCCTTGACACAATATACAAACCAACATTACATAAAAACCAACATAGATTAGTAATCCATGCTTGTCTCCAACAATACTTTCTATTGCTTTCTACAATATAAATGTTTCGTTGGTTGTCAGTTCTTTTGACAAATTGTTCTAATATTAATGAGATTACAAATCCTATTGCAAAAACATAGAACATGAGGTTTAAAAAACCTGCATTGAATAATAAAAATTGAATCATACTGTGACGTAATTTGGTTTTAGATATTTTTTTGCAGATTTAAAATGACCTGCGATTTGTACAACTCTGTGCATATCAATATTTTGTATCGTCAATGAACTGAAATTACTGTTGCCAGTTTCACTCCAACTAGATTCTAACATATCGTATGGAACTACGCAAGCAAAATACTTTTCGATTTTACCATCTTCATTGGGGATAAACTTACATAGGAAGTGCCAGTTGGTTTTCCTATAACCATTACCTGTCCATGAGTTACTCTCTGATAGACTATTCTTCCACTCTATCTCTGTATCGTTGAGAGTATAGTCAAATCCTTTTCCCTCTGTAATTGTAAATGCTTGAACCTTCTCTTGTATCTTCTCTGCAATAATTTCATCAATAATAGGACTAATTGCTTTTGTTTTCTCCTGTGTCTGTCTGTCCTTAAAAATTTTCTTGAATGGTTTTCTGTATAGTTTCTCCATTAATGGAAGTGATACAGTATTCCACTCTTCTACAATAGAGGGTAATTGCTCTTGTAATGCGTCTGCAACGAGTTCAATATTTTTGTTGATTTCCATTGGTCTGAGTTTCATAATACATTCATAGTACAGCAAAAATCAGCAAGAGTCAATCTTGCTGATACACTTTAAAAAGTGTCACATCAGAATTTATACAACTCATTTAGATGCAAGACGTTTACTATGTCTTGAATTTGTTGCATCTTTTCGTGGTAGATTTCTTCTGTGATTAAAGAATCTTTATAGAATCGTTTTTGTAAGGTAGTTACATACGATAGTATAGAGTCCTTTAAAACTTCTTTTTGTTCTTGTGATAGAATAGCAGATCGGATTACTGACATTATCTCCATTTGGATAGGGGTGCTGTTTGTTGCAACTTTTCACTCTCAATTATATCGGATTCATCAGGATTTTCAAAGTTTTGTGTTGATTTCAATGTTGAAAGATAATTCAAAACGTGTTCCCTGATCTCCATGAGTTCGCTGAAACAATCCTGATTATATGCACACCCACGCAAATCGTGGTCAGGTTTCATAACTGACTCTGTAAAAAGGTCTAATGCCCTTTGATATTTGACAGTAGGACTCTCGTTTAGTCCAACCGAACCTTGATCTTTCATTTGTCTATGTGGTTGTGTATTCTAATCCATAGTCAACATCAGAACTATCATCATAGTATAGATCTTCATAATCTAAACCATCATCTTCATACTCGATCTTCTCCTTGAGTTCTTTGTTTGTCTCTTCCTCTGTTTTCTTTTTCATAGAAATAGTCTCCCTTTGGAACTCTGTGAATACCGCCATTGTGCTGACGTTTGTCTCGAATTGATTTGCCGAAAGAGTAATTACCTCTTTCCGACCCACCTCTGCGAAAAGTCTTACCCATTTGTATGATAGTAAATTAGATAAACTACTTGTAATATGTATCAACGATTGAAAGGAATGATGTCTGAATCATCATCAATCGTTTCTTTTACTTGCAATTCTTCAAAAACGTAACCTACGCCATGAAGAAAATCTTGAGTCTTTTCAACAACTTCGTGAATGATCGAAGCTTCAAACTCCTTACTTGTGACAGTGTTATCTTCATCTGTACAAGTCAATGTGAACTGAGGCATGATTTGGATTGCCATTAACTACCTCTAAATCATACCATAGAAATGCTTGACTGTCCATAGGACTGTGCCAGCAGTCTAATTGGTTATGTAGTTGAGGTTAAGCACTATCCTGATCGGTTCATCAGTACATGTTGTTCCTGTATGTTCGGTTGACCCATCAAAGGTTACAAATCTATTGCACTCTGACGTAACAACCGAACCATCTTTGAATTTGGTATATCCGTTACTTGTGTTGAGATATAATATAGATGTCTTTAAATTTGGGGGAGCATCATTTATATCAATATGATACCCATGTTCTAATATAGTTTCTGTTCTTGTAATTAAATTTGCTTTTGCTCTTACAAGTAATGCAAATTTAGTTTTCTCTTTAATCTTATTGATGACTGGTTCTAACTTATTGTATAAGGGAGATTGAGGTAACCCATCAGAATAGAAAAAATGCACCAG